AGTTGCATGGTGAAAATGGATAAGTTCTAATTCTTTTTTTGAAGCCTCTTCGTTTGTCAAATTGTCGTAAACGATTTCATAATGCCATTTGGTTTTACTAGTGACAACATGCCATTTCTTATTTCGCTTTTTAGAACTTTTTGCCCTATAATAATTCCTGATACCATTGCAATCAGTTGCACTTCTCGATACTCCGATATAAAATATTTCTTCGTTGTCTTCTCTTATGTGTTTATAGACGTATGCCATTCAAGAATAAGGTTTCTTATTTTTATTCTTTCTTTATTATCAAGTTTTAAAGGCTGAAGACTTTTCTGATACAGTGAATAAGCAGTTCCTTGTCCATACTTTTCATCAAGTTTTAATGAGTAAACATATTGATTGCCATGTTCATACATATTACATCTAATACAACAAACGTGAACGTTCAAAGGGTCATACTTGGTAGCATTATATCTTCTGCTGATGAAGTGAGAAGCTTGTGATTGTTTTTTAAATGCAATAATTTTATCACAAGTGAAACACTTGCAAAAATCACCTGAGAGTCCAATAAGTTCAGGTGATTTTATCATATCTCGTTTTCTGATCCATTCTGAAAAAATTCGATTTAAAAAACTTTCTGATATTTTTTTCCGACGAAATGCTTTCATCTTTTTTCTACCAGTCATTTTTAAACCTTTATTCCAAGCAGTTTTATTCATATTTCATTTTGTGTGTATATGTTTTTTCTAATTTGTTCAAGATCATTATAGTGATGTAAAATATTTAACAGATATTCAATATCTTTAGCTGACATTTGGATACTTGTCTTATTAATGATATTTTGTATTTCTTCTCCAGTAAGAAAATGATAATCTAACAGATCTAAACTAGACTTATACTTCATAGGTCTAATTATGTCTCTTGCTAATCTATAATCTTTTAAATCTTGTTCTGTAATGCACAATGTAAATAGGAGCCAAAGATTTCTATACTTTATCTTTTCAATATTGTCATCTAATTTCATTTTTTAATTTTCTTTTCTGTAACGGTATGTAGCTTTTTTTCTATCTTAAAAGTTTACTAGTCTCTTTAAAATATATAAAGAGAAGAGAGATAAGTTTACTTCTCTCGTTAAAAGAAGAAAGTTTAAACATGAATATAGATTTAGAAAATCAAATTTTACCAGCCTATCGTGATTTTTTTTACGACAAAAGTTATTATAGTATTTTAAGAGGTTCGCGCGGCTCCGGAAAGAGCAGAGCAATTTGTCAGAAGATAGTTTTTAGAATATTAGCTGAGAAAAACCATTTAATAATAGTCATACGTGATAAGATGACTGATCACGTTAACTCAACTTTTCGAGAGTTTAAAGAAGTTGCAGAGCAATTCCAAGTCATAAAACTTTTTGAGTTTTACAAAGCACCTTTAAGTATCCGTATCCCGTCGCATAATTCGGAGATTCTTTTTTTAGGTATGGATGATAGTCAAAGATTAAAAGGTTTGTCAGGCACAACGATGATGTGGTGGGAGGAGGCAACACAAATTAGAGAGCAGTCGTCTTTTGAAGAAGTGATGTCTGGTTTCCGTCCAAAGCGAAGAGATGATTCTTATGAGCAAGTTATTCTGTCTTTTAATCCGATTTCAAATCAGCATTGGATTAAGAAAAGATTTTATGATGAAAATCCTGACAGAGATAGAACTTTTGAAGCTAAGACTACTTATTTAGATAATCCTTATTTGAATCCTAATACTGTTACAACGTTGTTGAATTTAAGATATACTGATGAGCAAAAATACAGAGTCAATGTCATGGGTGAATGGGGAAAAAGTTCTGATGGTAAAGAATTTTATAAAAACTTTAAATACTCAACTCACGTTGACACAATGTGTGAAGCCACTTATAATGAGAATTTGCCTTTGCATTTGTCATTTGACTTTAACATTACGCCGCATATGACGATGTTGGTATCTCAAATAGTTGGCAAAAGGGTCAGAGTAATTGCAGAAATAATAGCACCGAATCCTAGAAACACTGTGAATGGTATTTGTCAGATGTTTCGTGAGAAATATCCATCACACAATGCCGGCGTTTTTATAACAGGTGACCCTTCTGGTAACGCTAGAAGTCAGGCCAGTTCTGAGTATCAGTCCAATGTTACAAGGATTAGTTATGAACTCGCATCATATAATCCAATCATTAGAATTGGTAAATCTGCGCCAAGAGTTGCAATTCGATCGCAGTTTATTAACATGATATTTGAAACCTGTCATGAGAACATTTCGATCATTATAAATCCCGATTGTAAGGGTTTGATTATGGATTTATCAGAATTACAAGAAGATGCTTCAGGATTAAAGCATAAGCAAATTACGAAACAAAACGGTATTACTTTTGAAAAGTATGGTCACTGGTCGGATTGTTTCGATTATTTAATTTGTCAAACATTTACTATAGAGTACAATAAGTTTTCCAACAAGCATAATGGACTGACTAATTTGGAAATCATCTCACGTGGGCCTTTGAAGTATCGATATTAAAGCCATTAAAACAGCAAATAATATTTTTAAATAAAGTTTATGGCGTATTTGTATAGACATATTAGATTAGATAAAAATGTTCCCTTTTACATAGGAATTGGAACAGCTGATGAGAAATACGCAAGAGCTTATAACAAAGACAGAAGAAGTGGATATTGGAAAAATATTGTCAATAAAACAAAGTATTCTGTTGAGATAATGTTGGATGATCTTTCTTGGGAAGAGGCTTGTGAGAAAGAGAAAGAGTTTATTCAATTATATGGTAGAAAAGATTTAGAAACAGGCACACTCGTTAACATGACATCGGGCGGAGAAGGTGTTGTTGGACAAGTTAGAGATGAAAAATATCGAAAGAAGCTGAGTGATGCTAAAAAAGGTATTAAACTTAAGCCTTTATCTAAAGAGCACAAAGAAAAGATGAGTAAAGCTTTGACTGGTCAGAAAAGAAGCGCTGAATTCTGTGAAAAAAGAACCGGTAAAAATCATTTTTTCTTTGGCAAACATCATACTGAAGAAACAAAACGGAAAATATCGTTAGCAGGAACTGGTCAAAAAAGACATTTTACACAAAAGCACATGGATAATCTTATTATAGCTGCTAGAAAAAGAAAGTATAAGACAGTAATTTGTCCACATTGTCAAGCTTCTGGAGCTGGCCCGAATATGAATAGGTATCATTTTGACAAATGTAAAAAATATGTAAAGTTATAATCTAAAACGTGAAATATATAAGACAAACAATTATTAGAAGATGTTTGTCAAAAGAATAGATTTTGAAACTGCTATACAATTAGATCAATTAGATCAAATTATTCCAATCGAAGAAGATTATGTTTTTAATCAGGCGATACAAGCAGGACTAATTGAAGTTCAATCATATTTAGCACCAGTTTTTGATATATCAAAAGTATTTCCAGCATTGCCTGAATGGAACGCTAATGCAACTTATTTTAAAGATGAAGCGGTTTGGTATAATAATAAAATATATGTTGCAAAGGTAGAAATATTACCTTATTCAACTTCTGGAACATCGCCTAATATAGATTCCAATTGGCAGTTGAATGATATAAGGGATCAGAAAATTCTACAAGTCTTAATAGACATTGTATTATATCACATTCACAAAAGAGTCTCACCGAGACAGGTTCCGCAGCATCGCCTTTTCAATCACGATCTGGCGATTAATTGGTTGACAGGACTGCGAGACGGTAAATTAGCATCTAATCTGTCTAAGATTGAAGAACCAGCAACGAATCCAGATGTTTATTCAGTTTATGAAAGACAGCTTTGGAGATATTAAAATAAATAAAAAAGATGACTGTTCAAGAATTAAAAAATCAATTTACAATAAATCCAATTCGAAACGATGGTTTAAATAACAGTTTACGTTATATTTATGATCAATCGCCGAAGACGATGCAGTTATGGCAGACTGCAAGACTACTTGCAAGAGCCAACAGATATTACAATCAGCAATGGCCGCTGAAATATTACTTAATCGATTTCTATGACGAGATTTTAAAAGACGCTCACCTTTCTGCGATGATTCAGAACAGAAAAGCCAAAGTTCTTGGTGAAGCATGGTCAATAGTTGATTCAGATAATGTAAAAGATCCAGAAGCTGAACAACTTTTGCAAAAGAAATGGTTTACTGATTTCTGTGACAAGACGATTGACGCAAAGTTTTACGGTTACTCTTTAATTGAGTTAGATGATACAAATAATGATGGTTTTATAGATCAAGTGCATTGCATTGAGAGAAGAAATGTTGTGCCAGAGTATAATTCAATCCGCATCTATCCAACAGACATTAACAATGGTATTGATTTAAAAGAATTGCCTAATTGTATTTTAATTGATACTAAAGAATTAGGTTTATTAGAGACTGCTGGTCCATTGATTCTTTATAAAAGATCTGCACTTGCTTCATGGACTGAGCACGCAGAGTTGTTTTCAGCGCCATTTATTGTTGCAAAGTCAGATGTTAATGATAAGACAGCATCATCTAGGTTGAAAAATGATATGCGAACATTGGGTCGTGAAAGAATTGCTGTTATTGCGCAAGGTGAAGAGATTGATATTAAAGATCAAGGTCAAAGTGATACTTTTAGAATTTACAACGAATTGATTGCTAGAACTAATTCTGAAATAGCTAAACTTTTTGTTGGTCAGACAATGACATCAGATCAAGGCTCATCTTATTCACAAGCCGACGTCCACAAAGACACAGCACAAGAAATCGCTGAACAAGATCAACAATGGGTAGCTGATTGGGTCAACGATGCATTGTTTCCAAGATTAATCGAGATAGGTTATCCTCTGACAGGCAAAAGATTTAAGTGGAACATTTCAAGAATGGCGCCATTGAATGATCGAATTAAATTGTTCGAAATGTTGTCTAAAAACTATGATATTGCTGCATCAGTGATTGAAGAAACTTTTGGAGTGCAAGTTACTGCTAAGTTGCAACAGCCCGATGCAACGGTGATTGAAAAAAATATGCTTTAATAAATGCAATTTGATACAGACATATCAAACGCTGTCAGTAATGTTATTCTTTCCAGCGCCCGATATGATAAGAAGTTATATGATTTAACAAATCAAGCATTGCAAAAGGGTTTATTAGATGGTTTTGGAACAGTTTCTACGAATCTTAACAGTGTTGATTTTTTAAGATTAGCAAATTTTGAAAGTAATATTATCAGATTTAGTGCGGCTAAAACAACACAACAAATGTTGGCGTTGAATGTTTTGAAAAACAAAGCAAGAGATGTAAACGATTTTATCAATCAAGCTAAAGCAGTATCAGTGAAGTATAATGAAACTTGGCTAAGAGCTGAATATAATACGGCAACAAGTGCTTCACAAAATGCTGCTGACTATTTTTCTCAGATTGCTGCAAAAGAATTATTTCCTTATTTAATTTACGACACTGTTGGTGACAGTCGTGTAAGAGATAGTCATAAAAATTTAGAAGGCACTGTTATTAAAGCTGGCTCGAAGCTACATAACATGTTGACACCACCTTTGGGCTTTAATTGTCGCTGCAGACTGAAGCCTTATACTGGCACTGCAGATGTTGTTGAAGAAAAGCTTGATAAAGTTGTTGCAAAAATATCGTCAGATGATTATAAGATTTTTAAAAAATACGGTTTCGATCAGAATCCGGCAACGACTTTAGAAATCTTTTCAAAGAAACAATTTTACATTGCTGATTTTAAAGAAACAGCATTGAATTATAAAGATTATTTTAAAAATGATTTACGTTCCTCTATTTCTTTACCAACTATTGATAAAACAAATTGGTTTAATTCAAAAATTGGTACAAATGATTTAACAAATACATCAGCTATTAGATTGTTGGATTATAAAAAGAGACCAATCATTTTGCAAGCTAAGAATTTAGATATTGTACCAGAAGATGCTTTAAAATCTCCCGACGAAGTTTGGATGTTTAAAAATAACAATACATACACTTATAACTATTTAAAAGCATATTTTGACAAGGTTTTGCTTGTAGAAGTTCAACTATCAACAACTAATGAAGCTAATATTACAAAAACTGTTATAAAAACGGTCGAAGAAGCCAATAATGTTAGGAAAGGAATATTAATAAATTAAAAGAAAATGTCAAATGGCTACGAGTAACTCGATCGATCAAGCGTTTTTAAATATTTTAAAAAAGGTAGAGGTGTTAAAGCAACAAAGTCTTTTAACTATTTCAACTCTTGCAACTAACTTTTACAGAGAAAGCTTTAAAAATCAGGGCTTTACAAATCAGACATTAGAAAGATGGACGCCTTCTTTGAGAAATTCGACAACCCTTGTTCGAACAGGTCAGTTGCGAAACAGTATTAGAGCAACTATACAATCTGACACTGTTAAAATCTTTTCTGACAGAGATTATGCTAGTTATTTGAACAACGGTACGACGACAATTCGAAAGAGACCATTTATTGGTAGATCGATAACATTGAATCTTTTAATTAAGACAAGAATTTTACAATTAGCTACAACAATCTTTAAATAAATAAGAACATGCAATCAGACGGACTTTTAATATTATTAAATGATGTAATTTCAACATTACAAAACCTGACATCTGCAGGTGTAAAAGTTTTTAAATACGTTGGCATTTACAATAATCAATTCTCTGCCAATGGACTACAAAATGATTTTACAAGAAAGACAGATATTAGAAATGTTGCAGAAGTCAATAATTGGCCAGCTTGCTTTATTGAGCCAATCATCGATACAGTTGATACGCAAAGTTTAGGAACACAAGTTATATCTGGTAAGTTAATAATCCATATTGCGTCGATGCGTCACGATCTTGACAAAAACTGGCAAAGTGTTTATCAATTAAGAACCTTTGTGCACACAGCACTGCACCTTTTAAAAGACAGCAATGACAGATATAGTTCACTTATGAGAATGAATGAACAACCAGATTTCAATCACGATACATTGTATAATTGGGGAGCAGTTTACGGTTTCAGTACAATTGACGATACTTCTTACATTTGGAGAAATTCACCATCTGCTGGCACAAATGGACTGGCAATAAACATAACTATTGTTAATAGTATTTAAAAATAAATAAAAATTATGAGAGATGTAGAATTAAAAGGTCGAATTGGAATGGATTGTTCCGGTTACGAAATATGTGAAGACTTATTAGAAGCTAGTTTGTTAGACAATCAGATTAGATTAATTATTGATTCACCGGGCGGAGATTGTTTTGAAGCTTTGTCAATTTATAACACAATTAAAGGACTACAAGCAAAAGGAGTCAGTATAATTGCTCAAGTAGATGTTCTTGCGGCCTCTGCAGCATCATTTATTGCATGTGCGTGTGATCGTGTTGAAATGAAATCTTATGCATTAATGATGCTGCATAATGCGGGCATGTATGTTAGATCAGCTTCTGATCAAGATTTACTTGACAAAATCAATCAAATTATGCAAGAAATCTATGCGGCTAGAACTAAAAAATCAGTTAAAGAGATAGCAAAGATGCTACAAAACGATTTATGGTTGACTGCTGATGAAGCTGTTGCAATGGGGTTGGTTGATGAGAAGCTTGTAGAAGAATCAACAAGTGCTGAAATAGTGGCAAAACTAGAACAAATACATAAAATAAATATTGACAAGAATGACTTTGCAAAAGTAACTGCATTGTATGTTCATAAAAAAGAAACCACAGTCAACATGTTTGAAAACATTCAAGCTGTTTTAGAAATAGCATCAGCAGATGAGAAGTCAATCACTTCGAAAATTGTTGAACTTCTAGAACAAAAGAAACAGGCGACTGCATCAATCGAAAGTAAAGATTTGGAAATCGCAGAATTGAAATCAAACGAGATCAAATTGCAAGAGACAATCAAAGCTTTTGAAGATCAAGCTAAAGCAGAAGTTGAAAGACGTGCTAATGAGTTGATTGATGAAGCAGTTAAATCATTAAAAATTAGTGCTAGTGTAAAAGACGTTTATGTGAAATTTGCTACAGCAGATTTTGAAGGCACGAAAAAAATTCTGTCAGCTATGAAGAATAACACTTTAAAGTTAGCAGATATTATTTCTAAAGTCGAAGGTCAGGACTCAAAACAACCAGAATTTACATTGACTCCAACAGATATGTTGTTAAAGAGTATCAGTGAAAAAAATAATAAAAAATAAACAATGGCTATTTTAGTTCCAACCGGACCAGGTGAAGTATTTGGTCAGATTAACGCGAAACTTTATGCGAACCACGCAGTATTTCAAGCTGGATTGCTTGAAGTTTTATCGGGTTTTCAAGACAAATTAACATTACCAATCAGTGATTCATCATATGGCTTCCAAGCTTATTCTGAAGATCCTTCAGTATACTTAGGTGATTTCAAAACTGATGATGTTACAATGCAGCTTGAGAGCTATATGATGCTTATCAAGTTCAATCCAAAATCTTTGGAGAAATATTGGAGACCTTTCCAACCAACTGGTACTTTAAACTTTCCGCAATTGCCAGCTAACGTTCAAGCAGTTATGTTAGGCGAAATCGCTGGATATAACAAAGATTTCCATGCACTTAATGATTTCACAGGCTCTAAAGCTGGTGGAACTTTCTACGATGGTTTCTTAACTAAATTGAAATCAGGTGGATCAGATTTTACAGGTGGTACCAACGGTGCTTATGTAAACCGTTATTCTAAAGCTAGATTAGTTGTTGAAGCAACTGGCTGGTCAGATGTTGCTACTAAGTTGAAGAACATGAAGAACATCGTTAAGCAAGATGCACAATTACGTATTGCTTATAACACAGCTGGTTTTACTTGGATTATGGATCCATTGTCTTACGAGACTTTTGGAGATCAACAAAAAAATCAAGCTAACAAAGGTGTTGACTATACTCAAGCTGGTGTTAAATCATTTGACGGTAAGCCTATCGTAGTTCAAAATCAATTACCTGCTAATAACATTATCGGTACTTATGGTTCTACTAGTAACTCTAACTTAGTTATTGGACAAGACGATAAAGATACTACTGATGGAAATTCAGCAAGTGTAACAGTTGATAAGATCAACAATGTTGGAGATTTATTCTTCGCAAAAGCAAACATGAAACGTTGCACAGAGATTAGACGCCCAGAGCATGTAATCGCTTCTGTAGCATCATTATAAAAACAAAAAAAGGGTGGTAGAAATATCACCCTTTTATAAAAATTATCCTAAATATTAAATGGGACGTTCAAAAGTCATTTTTAATTTATCGACCAACAATCTTGGTCGCATTCGTCAGGGTAATGATGGAATCTCTGGTTTTTTAAGATTTGCAAGCGTTCCAGCTGAGTTTGGAACAGATAACGTTAAATTAATTGGTTCTGTAAAAGAAGCTGAGACACTTGGTATCACAGCATTAGCTTATAAAGAATTACATTATCACATTTCTGAATATTTTAGAATTGCAGGTAACAGCTCATTATATGTTGGTATATTCAACAATTCTGGTTCTGCTGGTTACACATTCGATGAAATTTTATTCATGCAACGTATTGCACTTGGACAAATGTCACAACTAGGGGTCTATCTTACTGAAGACTTAACAACAGGTTTAGTAAACACACTGCATGCGAAAAAAATAGCAATGGATGCTTTATTGACACCATGTCAAATCATTCTAACAGCTAACGTTGTTGGAGTAACATTGCCTGATTTCTCTGCAGCTACCACTTATGGAGTTTCAATATCAAACGATCAATCTGGTCAAGGTCGTGGAGCAACTATTGCCGCATCAAACGGTAAAACTATTGGTTCAGTGGGTGCAGCTCTTGGAGCAGTATCATTAGTTAGTGTACAGCGCTCAATTGGTTCAGTTGAATTTGTACAAAATTTAGCAGGCTCAGAATTAGATGTTATTGCAGATGGAAAAGGAAACCTTTACACATCACTGAGCAATGCACAAGTTGATGCTGAAATTGCAAAAGGTTATTTAAAATTGATTAAGCATCCTGGCTTAAGTGGAACATATTTCAACGATGATAGTGTTTGCGCTGGTTCTGGTGATCTTAATAATATCCACTTAAATCGTGTTATTAATAAAGCGATTAAAGGTGTAGCAGCTGCTTTAGCTGGTAAGTTAAATGGTGACATCATCTTAAATGCTGACGGCACAATTGCAACTGTATCTGCAAAAAGCTTCGAAAGTATCGCAGGAGTTCCGTTGGATTTGATGAGATCTTTAAATGAGGTTTCTGATTATTCAGTTTATGTTAATCCTGATCAAAACATTTTAGGCACTGACAATTTAAATGTTGAAATCAAAATTGTACCGACTGGCACGGCGAAAACGATCACAGTCAATATTGGCTTTGTGAGATCGTTATAAAAAATAAACTAAAAAATATATGGCACAAAGTTATATTAATGGAAGAGCGTACGATGCATCACAGGCGCAAGTTAAACTTGCATCGATGAGTCTGCCTTTCGCTGGTTTATTGTCAATGAAGTACAAAGAAACAGATGAAATGGAACAAAACTACGGTATCGGTCGCAGACCAGTATCTTACGGTTACGGCAACATTAAAGTAGAAGCAAGTATTACTATTTCTTATGAAGAATATAGAAAATTAATTAATTCTTCTCCAAATAGACGTGTACAAGATAGACCATTGGAAGATTTAATTATCACATTGAATCATCCTGAAGCTGATAAGATTATCACAGATGTTGTTAGATCTATAAAGTTTATGGATGCTCCAACTGAAATTAATCAAAACGACAAACAATTCGCAGTTGAATTGCCAATTATGGCATCTGAAATTGTTTACGGATAATAGTTCGATCGTTATAAAGTAAAAAAAGCTCTAGCATTATTTGTTAGAGCTTTTTTTTCTGTTTATAGAACCTTTCAAATTAAATCATTTAAAGATAAATAATTGTGTACCGGTTAGATTATCTTGATTAAATTGTAGTATTAGCATTTTCTAATCTTCTCCATCTAATCTTTTTAAAATTTTAAATTCATAAAATGTGAATGTTAATATAATTCCTATACATACGTCTGGAAAAAAAGGATAAAATTCTTTCATTAAATTACAAAAAAAAAGAATTGTAGTTGTTATTAATATATTTTTTAAAAGTCTCATAATTAA